CCTTCTGCGCTTGGCTTGTCTCCTGGTGACTACATTCGAGTCATCACGGAAGCTAGCCCATACTCGCCAATCAAAAATGGTGTTGTAGACTCTTCCGGCAACATCACATCAGCCTACGATTTCGTTGATGGGTTGTATTCGGTTAAGTATTACAGGCAAGGATCTACCGATATTTTTGATGGCGTAATGTTTATCCGAAATGGCAAGGCCGAGGACAGCGCTTTTTACAACATTCTGTTCACGGTTTACGAGGAAACTACGTCTGAATCGGTGTACATGGTTGAGCAGCTCACGGTTGACGAAGATGGACTCGTAAGCATTACAGCTAGTGAGTATCCATGCGACACCGGCTACAGAAGTATAATTGTGCAAGACCTACTGGATGATGGTCTGTACATCGAAGAGGGCTGACCATGACATTTCCATCCCTGCAGCCGTCTAGCCGATCGTTTGACCCTGGTGCGCCTGCGATCAAAACCTACAACGCCCAGTCCGGCGCTGAGGTCCGCCTTAAATACGGCAGCCAACGCACCAAGATGAAACTGGCTCTTAGTTACAAAAATATTACGGACTCAAACGCAGAATCGTTTTTGACGCATTACGACTCTGTTGAGGGCACATTTTCTACGTTTACCATCCCATCAGCGGCATTTAGTGGCTGGGCCGGTTCGTCATCCGCATTGGATGCGACAGGTGCGAACGCATGGCGTTATGAGCAGCCACCTCAAATCTCTTCAGTGCGTCCCGGTGTCAGCACTGTTACAGTGAATCTGGTAGGTGTGCTCTAATGGCTAAGTTCTACACTGGCCGCGATGGCCGCCTTGTAATTGACGGCACGGAGCAGGCCAAGGTGACCAACTGGTCATTGACCGGTAACCTTGAAGTGTTGGAAACCACGACATTAGGCGATTCGCAACGCAGCTATACCCCTGGCGTGCAGGAATTTAGCGGCACCGCGTCGCTGTTGTATTACAGCGACGAGGCGAACCGAAACGATGCGGCTACCGCATTAAAAAATGTATTAAAGATTAGCGGCGTCGGCAGCAACGACACAGTGGACATGCGTCTGCGCTTGGTTGAAGGCAATACAAACCATGACATCAGATTGACGGCTTACATCACCAGCGCGACCTATAGCGCCAGTGTCGGCGAAGTTAGCTCAGCGCAAATCAGCTTCCAAGGTACTGGTGCATTGACGGCGGTGACGATCTAATGGGCGTTTATCTTGGCGAAATTGGGCAAATTGAACTTACACGTAAGTCCCTTGAAGGCTCGAAGGAGTCTGTCGTTAACCCATCGGATGTCAATGCAACAAAAAACCGATTTAGTTTTGACTTCGATGAAGGTTGCCTTATTACAGGTGATCTTGTTGAAATTACGTCAGCCGATGGAACGGATCTGGATTTTGTTGATTCATCCGGCTGGGCAAATTCTACGGTCCAGGCCAGCGGGAATTGGTACGTTTTTATTGATGAGCTAGGCGGAATTAAACTGTATGAAACCTTTGACGCTAGCTTGGATGGCGGTACAGATGGACTAATTACGCTGAGCAGCATTGCTAGAAATATTCCCATCCGAGTAACAGTGCGGGACCGTGATTCACGCATTCTTGCCTCGGTAACATCTTACGAACTGAACACAACTCGTGAAACCGTTGACATTACTGCCTTAAGTGATGAGCACCGGCAGCAGTACAGTTCGCTAATCAGCGGCAGTGGAACGCTCGATGCCCAGTGGGATTATGTAAATATCGATGATAAAGAGCCTGTTCACTACCTAATGCAACTAATTCTTCGCACTGAAATCGGATCATCGTTCCACGCTAGGTTGTACATTAAAGCGGAAAGTACAGGTGCTCAAGCTGGTAAGTTCTCTCCATCCCAGCTGAACGATGCGCTTTGGTGGGAGTTTGATGCACTCGTTACCGGCAGCGCAGTCAACTTCGCTCCAGATAGCTTGGTTAACGCACGCATCGAGTTCGTAGCTACTGGTCCGATACGATTACGTGCCCGTACACAACAACGTCGTTATCTGCTACAAGAATCCGGCGACAAGATCGCTTTGGAACAGGATGCTAACTCTTTTGTTCTTCTTGAAGAACTAGAGTAGCTGCTACACTTGGATTAACCAAGTGGTTTCAGTGTAAGCGGCATGGCCGACCTTAAAATCAGCGAACTTTCAGCGCTTGCAGGGGTTGACCTTGCTGCAGCCGATCAGCTTGCAGTTGCTGACGCCAGCGCCAGTGAGACCAAACGCATTACCGTTACCGATTTAGTCGGCAATGCTACTACACTAATAGCCGACGCAACCATCCCCGGCGCCAAAATCCTTTTCGGGGCACAGGAAGTCCCTGGAACGGCAATCGAAAGTAATGCCATCGACACTGCCCAGCTCTCGGACGACGCCGTTACCGCAGCCAAACTTGCGGACCAGTCATCGGTCGATCTCGTAACCACTCTGCCCGCCAGCGGTGCGTTTGTCGGTCAGATCGCTCTGGATACTGACGACAACAAAATCTATGCTTGGAGCGGATCGCAGTGGCTGAACATTAAAGGGCGCTGGCTCGATCAACACCGTCATCGGTGGCAGCGCAGGCATCGTTAACGTCACCGTCACCACTAGCGGCGACGAAGTAACGATCAACACCACGCTCGATGATACCAGCGCAGCGGGCCAATTTCTTGCTGGTCCTGCTGCCGATGCTGGCGCTGTTGGGTATCGGATTATTGAAGGCAGCGATCTTCCGACTGCAGGAACTGGCAGCAAAGGTGGCATCACCGTCAATGGTGAAGGTTTAAGGCTTGATGGCGATCAGCTTGAAGTTGACAACGACATCACCGAAAGCGTCGATTATCACGTTGTCACTTATACGTCTAAAGGGCTTGTCAACGCTGGCCGTTTGATTACAAGTGCGGACGTGCCAGCCGCAACAGCAGCAGCTAAAGGAGCTGTGCTTCCCGGAACGGGCTTAAGTGTCGATGGAACTGGCACGCTTAACCACAGCAATTCGACAGCGCCAGGCACCTTCGCGAAAGTAACGATTGACGCTCAAGGGCATGTTTCGGAGGGAACATCGTTGCTGGCTACTGACATTCCTGGGCTTGATGCAAGCAAGATTACAAGCGGCGGCTTAATCAGTTCCAGAATTGCTAACAATGCGGTCACTGGTCCAAAGCTAGCAGATTATTCAACTTCGAAAATTTCCGCTGAAACGCCTACTGCGGAGTACATCGGTCAACTACATTTCAACCCGCTGGACCGCACGCTTTACATGTGGGACGGCAACGTCTATCAGCCCATCGGCGTCAGCTACGGACAAGTTGTATTTGCTGGTACTTATGACGCGAGCACCAACCTTGTTACATCAGTAACGCCTGATGGAGCCGCCGTTGGCTTGGCCGTTGATGGTGCTCTTGTCAGTCCTATTGCCGCAAACCGTGCTCACTATGTTGTTGTTGATCAACCTGGAACTGGCGTATCACCTGCACCGACAGTTGCGCTTTCGCCGCCGGACATCTTGCTGTCTACGGGCAGTGAATGGATCCTGCTGGACGTGTCTGATACCGTGACAGCTCAACTTGCTAGCAACGTTCAGGTCACGCCTGCCGGTGACATTGCTAGTAGCAACGTGCAGTCTGCACTTCAAGAGCTTGACACAGAAAAGCTGGCAAAAGCTGGTGGCACGATGACTGGCGATATTGCGCTGGATAACTGTGACATCGTTTTTGAAGGCGCAACCGATGATACATTTGAAACCACTCTGACTGTTACCGATCCAACAGCGGACAATGTGATCACGCTGCCGGACGTTACCGGCACAGTTGTCACAACTGGCGACACCGGCACGGTCACCAGCGCGATGATCTTGGATGGCACCATCGTCAATGCCGATATAAATGCTTCTGCCGAGATTGCCGTCAGTAAATTGGCGGATGGCTCAGCCCGCCAACTGCTTCAAACTGATGCCGCAGGTACTGGCGTCGAATGGACAAATAATGTTGACATTCCTGGAACGCTTGATGTAACTGGTGCTGCGACGTTTGACAGCGCCGGACGGTTTGTCGGGAGTGTCACGCTCGATAGTACGCTGATCTTTGAAGGCAGCACTGCTGATGGGTTTGAAACGACATTAACGGTCGTTGATCCCACTGCAGATCGAACCATCGCCCTGCCGAACATTGATGGGACAGTTGTCACAACTGGCGACACCGGCACGGTCACCAGCGCGATGATCGCTGATGGCACCATCGTCGATGGTGACGTCAACGCTTCGGCTGCAATTGCTTTAAGCAAGCTGGCTACCGGTGCATTGCCTACTGCGATCACCGTAGCTTCTGCGAATATCGTTGATGGAACAATTGTCAACAATGACATCAATGCCTCGGCTGCTATTGCCGTCAGTAAACTTGCCGATGGCGCTGCTCGGCAGCTGCTGCAAACTGATGCGGCTGGCACTGGCGTTGAATGGACCGATGACGTCGATATCCCTGGAACGCTCGATGTAACCGGCGCCACTACTCTTGACGCCGCAGTCACCATCGCATCACTTAATGCGGTCGCTACAACAAAAGCGCAACATGAAGAAAGCGAGATCAAACGCAATGCAGCTTTTAGCGTC